TCACACTCTAATTCAGGCTCTACAGGAGGATGGGATGCAGTTAGTACAGTATCAGGAACAAACTATGTTATTTCTGTAGAAGGAGCAACAGGCAAGACAATAGAATGGGTAAGTAACATAAGGTTTACACAAATTAAAACAGGAGTAGCACTTTAAAAAATAAAGATATGGCAAAGGAAGTATTAGAAATGGAAGTTAAGTCTAACATTGGTGATGTTGCAAAAGACACAGACAAACTAACTACATCATCAGAAAAGGCTTCAAAAGGAGTAGGTAAAATAGGCACGGCTTTTAAAGGAATGGGAACAGCTATTAAAGCAGCAGGGATAGGTCTTGTAGTGGCTTTACTTGCTAAATTAATGGAAGTCTTTAGTAAGAACCAAAAAGTCTTAGACGTATTTAATACAGCTATGACTGCTTTAAGTATTGCTTTTAATGACTTATTCGGATTTATAGAAAACAATATTGGAACTATTACAGGATATTTTAAAGACTTGTTTACAAATCCTGTTGAGAAAGTAAAAGAATTAGGTGATGCTATAAAGGAAGGGTTTATAGATAGATTTGAACAAGCCTTAGAAGTCTTAGGTTTAGTAGCAAAATCTTTTGGTCAATTAATTAAAGGAGAATTTAGTGAAGCATTTGATACTATAAAAGAAGCAGGAAAAGAAACAGTAGACGTATTTACAGGGGTAGATGATAGTTTTGACAAGGTTGCTGATACTATTGTTAAATATACAACTGAAACCTTAAAACAAGCAGACGCAATTACTCAAACGGCAAAGGCAGCAAATAGAGCAGCAGTACAATTTGCTATGTTAAACGCTCAATACTTAAAAGACGCTGAGGTACAAAGACAAATCAGAGATGATGAAACTAAGACTTTTGCAGAAAGAATTGAAGCCAATAATAAGTTAAATGACATACTTGCAGAACAACAAGAACTTCAAAGAGAGCAAGTTCAAATAGGTATAGATGCAGCACAACAACAGTATAACATAAACGCAAGTGAAGAAAACTTTATAGCTTTACAAGAAGCTAAAGTTGCAATGCTTGAGCTTGAAGAAACTATTACAGGTCAGTTGTCAGAACAAAAGACAAATGCAGTAGCTTTAGAAAAAGAACTTTTAGAAACTCAAAATGAAGTAAGAGCTGAAGGGCTTTCAGGTCTACAAAGAGAATTGCAAGAACTACAAGATGCTTATGCATTAAAATTAGAAATGGCTAGAAAGTCAGGAATGGACACTACTGCTATTGAAAAAGAATTTAATAAACAAAAATCACTCCTAATACAAGAAAATGTAAATAGTCAGTTAGAAGCGTTCTCAGGACTTGCAGGAGCTTTAAGTTCTTTAGCAGGTGAGAATAAAGCGTTAGCTGTAGCTTCAGCCGTAATAGATACTTATGTAGGTGCTAATAAAGCATTTGCTCAAGGAGGTGTAGCAGGTTTTGCAACAGGAGCAGCAGTAATTGCAGCAGGTTTAAACAATGTAAAAACAATTATGCAAACAGATGTGCCTAACTCAGGAGGAGGAGGAGGAGTTTCAGCACCTGCACAAGCACCTGCACCACAAATGATGTCAGGAGCTTTTGAATTAAGTGGAGGAGTAGAACCTGAACCAACTCGTGCTTATGTAGTTACAGATGAAATGACAAACAGTCAAAACCAATTAGCAAACATTAGACGTAGAGCTACAATTTAAAATCAAATATATTAACTATATATCTATTATATAACAGAACCTTAATTACAATCTTAAATAAATACTATGAACAAGCCAACACCATTAGGAAAGACTTACGAGCAATACGAAAAAGAATTGAAAGAATTTAAAGAAATTAACTTAAGTAAAGTTGAAAGAGTTGAATTAACTTTAGCAGGAGATTTAGAAAAAGAAACTACTGAGGTTAAAAAACAATTAAAAAAAATGCAAAAATCAGCTGACAACTTTTTAACAGCTAAAAAAGATGCAATATCTGAAAGAGAAAAATCTTTTACAATATCTCAAAAGTCTTTTAAAATAATAGAAAAGATACAAGCAGCTACAAAGGAATTAGGTGTAAAACCAAAAGATATACCTGCTTATATGGAATTAAGAAAAGCACAAGATGAAATAATAAAAGTATATCAAACTGTTCCTTCAAGATAATAGTATATTTGTAAAAAAAGTATATTATGAAACCATTTACAGAAGAAACAATTGACACAATAATTAGAATAGGCGGTAACGGAACTTTAGAACATTTAATATGACACCAACTAAAATAGTAGAATTAATAATTGCAGACGATAGTCAAGAATTAGCTATTGACGCTATCAGTTTAGTAACATCACCTGCAATTGAGCAAGACTTTGTTTACTTTGGAAAAGAAAAGAACAACTTAACTTTCGCTAAGGTAGATGAGGAGAAAAGAATGTTGGTTAGTCCTGCACTTATTCCTAATAAGCAAATATTTAGACACGACCCAAACACAGACAGCGACTACTATGTTTACTTTTCAAAAGACACAGTAAGAAAAGCTTCTGAGTTATACTTGAAACATAACAATCACCATAAAGCTACATACCAACACCAAGATAGAGTTTCAGGCGTTCTAACAGTTGAAAGTTGGATTAAGGAAGGTGATCAAGACAAGTCTAAGTTATACGGCTACGACTTACCTAACGGCACTTGGTTTGTAAAAATGAAGATAGAGAATGACGAGCTTTGGCAAAAGATAAAAGAAGGAGAATTAAAAGGTCTTTCAATTGAAGGCTACTTTACTAATAAATTTGAACAAATGCAAAAGAAAGAACCAACAACAGAACAAATACTAAGTGCTTTAAATGATCTAATAAGAGAAAACAAAACTGAATTTAAGACTGAGAAGGTTGAGTTGGGAGCTATTGATGACTTTACTAAGGCTTTTGAAAAAGCATTAAATGAACCTGCTGCTGATAAATTGATTACTGATTTAAGAAAAGCAGAAGTTGGATTTGAAAAAGCAATAAAACTTTTTATGAAAGCAGAAGATATAGGAGAAGATTTAAAAAAGGCAGCTAAAGATTTAGGTGTAGACTTACCAAAAGTTGTATTAAACAAGATTGAAAGCTCTAAAGCAGGAGTAAAAGAGTACAGAAATTACATTAATAAAATTCAATCTATGTACAATATGTTTTAAAAATCAAACAAATAAATAATTATTCTATTATATAACAGAACTTAAAAAATAAACTATGGATTTAAAGACGCAAATTTTAGTAGCACTTGGACTTGACAAAGAAGAAACAATCTCTTTAGAGTGGCAAGCAAAATCAGAAGATGGAACTATTTTTGTTTCAACTGCTGAGGAATTAGAAGCAGGTGTAGACATTTCAGTATTAACTGAAGATGGTACTACAATTTTATTACCAATCGGAACTTACAAGACTGACACAGGGGTATCTTTCAGAGTTTCTGAGGAAGGTATTGTGGACGAAGTTATGGAAACTGAAACTGAAGAAGTAGTTGAAGAAGAAGAAATGGAAGTTACTGAAGAATTAGCTGAAGAAGCAGATGTAGCTGATTGGGAAGGTATGGAGAAAAGAATTAAAAACCTAGAGGACGCAGTAGCAGACTTAAAAGGTGAAGAAAAAGATACTGAAGAAGAAGTTGAAGAATTAGCTGAGGAAGTTGAAGAAGTTGAAGAAAGAGGAACAACTCCTAAGTCTATTAAAACTACAGAAGTAGTTGAATTTTCAGCAGAAGAAGAATTAACTAAGTTAAAAGAAGAAAACGAAAAACTAAAGACTGAGTTGGCTTCACAACCTGCTTCAGCACCTTTAGATACAAACAAGTTCAGTTCAGATAGAAAGCCAATGGCTAGAAAAGAATATAACAAACTATCTAAAAGAGAAAAGTTCTTACACGACCTAAATAAATAATAATTAATAAATAAAATACAAAAATTATGGCTTTCACTACGACAAGCAACTTTGCAGGAAAGGCAGCAGGATTTTACATCTCAGCAGCTTTAAACCAAGCAAACTCACTAGACTACTTAACTTTGATTGAAAACATCAAGTTTAAGTCTAACATTCAAAAAATGGCAGGTTCATCTTTAGTAGCAGACGCTTCTTGCGACTTTACTGACGCAGGTACTTTAGCACTTACTGAAAATGTACTTACACCAAAAAATCTACAAATCAACTTAGACCTTTGCAAGGCTACTTTACTTGACAGTTGGGAAGCATTACAAATGAGAGCAGGAGCAGGAGCACCACCACCTGCAAGTTTTGATGACTACGTTATCTCTTATATGGGAGAAATTATCGCTAATGGAGTTGAAGGTTCAGTATGGTCAGGAGCAGCAGCTACAGGAGGAGAATTTGAAGGTTTCTTAACAGCTGCTACAGGAGCATTTGCAGTAGACGGTACAGTAAACACTTCAACTGCTTCAGGAGCTTATGACACTACTAACATTATCACTAACTTACAAACTTTAACAGCTGATATGGCAACTGATATTTCTGCTGTATTGAGAAAAGAAGACTTACATATCTATATGTCTCCTAAGACTTACGCTATATATATTTCAGCAGTATCTACTTTAGGATATGTAAACGCTTACAATATGAACGGAGACTATGCACCTGTATTTGAAGGGTATAAAATCGCTGTTTGTAACGGTATGCCAAACAACCAATTAGTAGCAGCAGAAAAGTCTAACTTATTCTTTGGAACTGACTTATTAAGCGACCAAACTAGAATTGCTTTGATGGATATGGCTGCTTTAGATGGTTCTGACAATATGAGATTAGTTGCTCGTTACTCAGGAGGTGTTCAGTTAGGTATCGGAGCTGATATCGTTCACCAATCATAATAAAATAAATAATACGGAAGGAGGGGGTAAAACCCTTCCTCCCTTAACCTAAAAAAAACAAATAAAATGGCTTGTACATCGCTTATACACGGTAGGGGACTTGATTGCTCTAGGATTTCGGGAGGAATAAAAAATATTTATTTTGCAGTTTATGACCAAATTTCATCTTATGCTTATGACGCAACTAGTCCTGCTGAAATTGACACAATAGATTTTAACTCAAATGACATATACAAATATGTTATGCCGCTTGGAGTTTCATCTTTAACAGATACAATTGTTGGAAGTAGAGAAAATGGAACGGTTTATAATACTCCAAGTGTAAGTATTATTCTTAATAAACTTACAAAATTAGACCAAAACGAAATTAAACTTTTATCGCAAACTAAAACAGTAATTTTTGCTGAATTAAATCAAACACTAGCTAACGGGCATAATGTAATAGCTGTTGTTGGTATTGGTAACGGAATGGAATTAAATGCAGGTACTATGGATAGTGGTGCTTCTTGGGGAGATAGAAATGGTTACACTCTTACTTTTGACGGAATGGAAGTTACTCCTTTTGCTATGCTAGAGGATTACACAACTACTCCATTTGACAATGCAGGAATTTCAAATTTGAATGATATCGTTACATCTTAGTAGTTTTCTTATATATTTCTTGATTAGGGTGGGCTTCGGCTCACCTTTTTCTTTTTATTACTAACTGAATACAAATAAATTCAGCTTATTTCTATTATATAACAGACAAACTAACTATGATACAAGCAATAACAGAAACTAACTTAGAGATAAATGTGCAGACTGAAGATAATCGTATAGATACTTCTGTAGCTTCTACTCAGATAAGACATTTGTTTAAGTTTACAAATGACTTAGATAAGTCAGTTCATTATGCTTACGCTTTTGTTGAAAATATAAAAGCAAGATTTACAGAAGCGTTATTTGTTTATAATTCAACCCCTAACTTATATTCAGGACGAATTAAATTTCTACCTTCAGGATATTGGAAGTATGAAGTTTACGAAGTTAGTTGGATAGGAACAGTAACAATTAGTATAGGTAATGCACCTGCAACAGAAGATGATGTTTTAAGTCCTGCTGCTAACGATAAAGGAGTAGTGCAAGGATTAGTAACTAAAGGTAAGATGTATCTAGCAGAAAAAGATGGAACGCAGCAAGTTCAATACACACAAAGAGAAGCACCAACAGAAACAAATTATATATATTACGGACAATAGAAATTAAATAAATAAAAAAAAATGGCAATAGAAAACGTACAACAATTATTAACTGAGCAACTAGGGAAAAATAGATGTGATGTTATTACAACAACAGCAATGACTGATAAAGACTATTATGCAGTTTACTTTGTTACAGAAAGCGTTATAGCTTCTATAACTGCTGCTAATATTCAAACAGGAACAGGAAGCTCAGCTGCAAGTCTTCATACGACTATCGCAGCAGGAACGACTTTATTTCTTGCAGTATCAGCTATTACTTTAACAAGTGGTATTGCTATTTGTTACTATGACCAAGTAATATAATGAAGTTAGCACTAGGAATGTCTTTACCTTCTAGTAATAAAGGAGGATTAACACCTGTACAAAAGCAAGTAAATGACTTTAAGGTTAGAGTTATTGCTGATGGCGGAGTGTTTGAGGCTAAGGCTTGTTTAGAAGCACAATTAACTAATTTAAGTAATATAGCATGAGTTTATTAGATGATGTAAGTATTGTAGTAACTCCTAACGGATATAAGGCAGGAGAATTGTATGCAGTTATTCCTAGTAATGGAGATGCAGATATGGACGTTACTAGAGCAACAGATGCTACAAGAGTAGATGAAAATGGTTTAATTGAAGATGTTTTATCTAACGTACCTCGTATAGACTACACAGGAGGAGGTTGTCCACATATATTAGCAGAGCCACAGAGGACTAATCTTTTACCTTATAGTGAAGATTTTAGTGATAGTAATTGGAGTAAACAATCAGGTATAACTCCTACTTATAACACGACAGAAACTTTAAGTCCTGATGGTACTCATAATGCAACAAAATTTATAGGCACGGGTTCAACAGGGGTATATGACAGTGGTATTAGTGTATCAGGAAACATTACGAGGTCTGTTTATTTAAAAAGCGTATCAGGTACTACAACTGCTGTATTTAAAGACCCAAATGCTACAGGTGGTGCAACTGATGTTAATTTAACAATAACTAATGATTGGCAAAGATTTGAATTAATAGGAGATAATGGTACTGCATCTCAGGGTTTATGGATAGATGATATAACTTCAGATGGATTATATATGTGGGGAGCACAATTAGAAGAAGGCTCTTACTCTACAAGTTACATTCCAACATCAGGAAGTACAGTAACAAGAAACCAAGACATCTTCACAAGAGATGGTATAGGTAGTTTGATTAATAGTACAGAGGGGGTTTTGTTTGTTGAGATGGCTGCTTTGTCTAATGATTTAACTAATAGGAGGATAACCATATCGGATGGAGTTGGAGGTAATGATGTGGGGTTTAGATTTAACAATTCATCAAATACAATACAAGTTGTTTCTTACATCAACTCCTCAGTTATAGTTAATGAAAGTTATGTATTGTCAGATATAACCGTTATAAAAAAATACGCTTTGAAATGGGCATTAAATAATTACGCTTTATGGGTTGATGGTGTTGAGGTTATAACTGATATTTCTGCTATATCATTTCCTGCAGACACTCTGAATACATTAAATTTTGGAAGTGCAACAGGTTCTAGCCCTTTCTTCGGCAAAGTAAAACAACTACAAGTCTACGATACAGCACTAACAGATGACCAATTAGAAGATTTAACTTCATAATATGAATATATATAAATTACAATACACAGACAAAGCAGAAGGAGATGCTGACTTACTTGCTAAAGGTACTTACGAAGTTATAGAAGGAGAACAAGTGTACAGAAATGGAACACAGGCAATCGTGTATCTTGGCAAGATAGTAGAGATACCTGCAACTTATGATAAAGATGGTAAAGAATTAACTCCTCCTGTATATTATGATGGAGTATTTTACGACCTAATGACAACAGAAGAATTTGACTTTGGAAAACACGAGTTATTTCCTGTAGATTGTGTACATTCGTTCTTAGGTTATGAAAAGAACGCAGAAGGTACAGATGTAGACCCTGATGAATTAATAATAGAATAAAATGGATAAAATACTTAGTATAAATTTAGAAACATCAACAGCTCCAATAGTACAAGAAGTAAGAGGAAGGGACTATATAGAGTACGGAACAGAAGATTGGAGAAACCTTTACCCTCAGTTCTTAATTGACTTATATTACAATTCTAGTACACACGCTGCAATCATAAACGCTACAGCTGAAATGATAGCAGGAGAAGACTTAGTATGTGAAGAAGATGATACTAATTTAGAAAGTTATGTAAAGCTTAAGAAGTTTTTAAGACACGCTAACTCTAACGAAAGTTTACACCAAGTAATAAAGAAAGTTGCTTTTGATTTTAAGCTTCAGGGTGGGTACGCTATACACTTGGTATGGAATAGAGAAAGAACAGAAATAGCAGAGGTTTATCACGTACCTGTAGAGCGTGTAAGAGCAGGAAGACCAAATGCAATGGGTAAGGTTGATACTTACTTTATAAGTGCTGATTGGGGAAACACTAGAACAAATAAACCTTACCCTGTAGCTGCTTTTAATGTGAACGATAGAACTTCAGGAAGTCAATTGCTATATACAGGTGCATACAGTCCTAATATGGATTGCTATCATACACCTGATTATTTAGCAGCTAATAATTGGTGCTTAGTAGACCAAAGAGTGGCAGAATTTCAATTATCTAATATCAATTCGGGCTTCAGTTCAAGCTTTATGATTTCCTTCGCAAATGGAATTCCTACACAAGAGGAAAGAAGACAGATAGAACAAAGTTTAACAGAGAAATTTACAGGAGCAGAAAACGCAGGAAAGTTTATTTTAACATTCTCAGACGATAAGACAAGAACACCTGAAATTACTCCAATTACTCCTTCCGATTTGGACAAACAATTTTTAGCCTTACAAGAGCTATTGGTTCAAAACATACTTACAGGACACAGAGTAACATCTCCTATGCTTATGGGAATTAAATCTGATACAGGATTGGGTTCTAATGTAGATGAACTTAATGCAGCAGGGAACTTTTATTTGAATACAGTAGTTAAGCCGTTTCAATTACATATCTTAAATACTTTACAGACTATATTTTCAGTAAACAATATGGACTTACCTGTTCAGTTTGTTCAATTAAAACCTATAACAGTAGAATTTACTTCAGAGGACTTAAAAGGAGTAATGACTGAAGATGAGATAAGAGAAGAAGTTGGCTTGAAGCCTTTAGCAGATGTAGAAGTAAGAGAAGAATTTGCTAAAGTTGGAATGATAGACGGGAAACCTGTATTTGATACAATAGATGAAGCCTTAGAAAGTGCAAAGACTTTAGGGTGCGAAGGGTATCACGAACACGAACTAGAAGGTAAGACTGTTTATATGGCTTGTGAAGGACATACTGAAGCAACAGAGCTAGATAAATTCATTCAGGAGTTTGGGGAGGACATTCCTGAAGAATGGGAATTAATAGAAGAAGAAGTTGTAGATGGAGAACACCAAGACTTTAACTATGAAGAAGTATTAAACGAGTTAATGACTGAAAAGTTAGAACTAGCTTCAACAGGTAGAGCTATTCCAAGCCGTAAGTCTGAACAAGATGGTATCTCTAAAAAGTCTTATGATTACTTTAGAGTTAGATATGTTTACGCTAATGACAATTTCTTAGAAAACAAATCAGGAACTAAAAGAGATTTTTGCAGAAAAATGGAAGCGGCAAAAAAGCTGTATAGGAAGGAGGACATCATTAATATGGGTAAAAAAGCAGTTAATCCGGGATTTGGTATTGATGGAGCTGATACTTACTCAATTTTTCTTTACAAAGGAGGTCCTCAATGTTTTCACTTTTGGAGCAGAAGAATTTACAAAACAGTTATAGGTGAAAGTAAGACAACTAAAATAGAAGACGCTGATATGATTGGCTACACTAAAGCTAAGTCAGAAGGATTTACTGCTAAGAAGAACGATAAGTTGGTAGCAACACCACCTAGAAAAATGAAAAATAACGGATATTACAACTAATTATGAGCTACGTATTATTTATATCAGAAGCAAAGCTAAAAGATAGCACAGCAATTAACTTAAATGTTGACCCTCAAATCTTGTTACCTTATGTGTTACAGGCACAGCGTATTTATATAGAGCCAAAACTAGGGACTACACTTTACGAAAAATTAGAAAGTTTAATTACAGCAGGAACAATAGGTAATGTAGGTAATGAAGCATACAAGACTTTAGTAGATGAGTATATTGGCGACTGCCTCCCCTCTTTTGCATTTCATATGTGCATACCCTACCTTAGATTTAAAACGGAAAACGGTAACATTTATTCTAAGACTTCAGAGACAGGAAACGCTTTAAGCACAGAAGAAGCTCAACACCTTAGAGAGGAAGTAAGGAACAATGCTGAATATTTTTTAGAAAGAATGATTTCGTATATTACTAATAATATTAGTCTTTTTCCTGAATACAATACTAATAGTGGAGCAGACATTTCTCCTGACCAAAACGCTTACTATAACGGTATGAACCTAGAAAGACCAATGAGACAAGGAACTAAACTTACATTGAGAAACTTTTTAAATGCTTCTGATTACTCATAATGAAAAGACACTATAAACCGAAAATCAAAAATGTTACTAAGTTAAAATCCTACTTAGATAAAAAAACTAAACAAAATGACAGAAGTAAAAGATACTCTACAAGTAGGGTTAGCTAACACCTCAGCAATAGCTTTTAGCATAACAGACTGTAACGAAATACTAACGCTAGTTTCTCTTATTCTAGCAATTAGTTTTACTATATATAAATTTATTCAATTTGAAAAATCTAAATAGATGGCTCGTAAAGTTATTACAAGCGGTTTTAAGAGCGTTAAAAAGAAAAGAAAGGGAGTACACTCCAAAAACGCAAGTAAAGGACAGAACGGCTTTAAAAAAGCCTACAGAGGTCAAGGTCGTTAATCTTTTAATTATAAGAGATACATTCACGGAAAAATCAACTATTGGTAAGTTGTTTATCAATGGTGAAAGTTTTTGTGATACATTAGAAAATCCTTGGATAGACAATCAAAGAAGTATAAGCTGTATTCCTAAAGGTCAATACAAAGTTAGACTTAGATACCCAAGAGAAAGTGCTACAAGAGATTACTTGCATTTGTTAGTTCAGGACGTTCCTAATAGGGATTGGATATTATTTCATAGAGGTAACACAGCTAAAGATACAAGCGGCTGTATTCTAGTAGGAAATGGTCGTAAACAAGACATTGTTGAAAACTCTCGCTTAGCTATGGATTTAGTTATTCAAGAAATTATATATTTGGGCGGAGAAAATATTAATTTAATAATCAAAAATAAATAATATGAAAAAGTTTTTAGAAAAGTACCTTATCGGTCAGATGGTAAAGAGCAAGAAGTTTTGGTATGCAGTTAGTTCAGTAGTTGTACCTGCTTTAGTTTCTTACTTAGGAGTTGATGAAACAACTGCAAAAGATTTATACTATGCAATCTTAACACTTATAGTAGGTCAGGGTATTGCTGATGTCGCTAAAAAGTAACAGATACAGATTAAAGCCACACGAAATAGTGGCATTAGAAAAGATGCGAGAAGCCGAGACTAGAAATGTTCTAGTTATTGGCGACTTGCACGAACCATTCTGTTTAGACGGCTACTTAGATTTCTGTATAGACCAATACTACACTTATAATTGCACGGAGGTTGTATTTATAGGTGATGTAATAGACAATCACTACAGTTCTTATCACGAAGCTTCAGCAGACGGAATGGGTGGTTTAGATGAGCTTGAATTGGCTATAAAGAAAATAGGACGTTGGCGTGATGCGTTTCCTATGGCTACAGTTATTATTGGAAATCACGACAGGATTATAATGCGTAAAGCTCAAACATCCTCAATTCCAAGCAAATGGATCAAGTCTTTTAAAGAAGTCTTAGAAACTCCTAATTGGAACTTTGTAGAACGATACGAACTAGACGGAGTACAATATATTCATGGAGAAGGCGGAACGGCTAGGACTAAGTGTAGAGCTGATATGATGAATACAGTACAAGGACATTTACATACTCAATGCTATACAGAACACTATGTCGGTAAGAAGTTTAGAGTTTACGGAACTCAGGTTGGTTGTGGAATTAATCACAAGTCGTATGCTATGGCTTACGCTAAGTACGGTAAACGTCCTGCGGTTGGTTGTGCAGTTGTGCTAAATAACGGCCAAACTCCTATCAATTTATTGATGCCTTTGTAATGGAAGAAAGTAAATCAATCAACATATTTTTAATGTATATGCTTATTATTTTAGTTATTTTATTGCTGAATTTATAGGTTTTTAACCCTTTTTTTAACTAATTTCAATCTTTTTTAAATTTATTTTAGTATAATTTACTAGATAAGGGATAATTTTTTTTAATCTTTTTAGTTAAAAACTTAGTTAAAAACTTTGTTAATTCAAAAAAAGGTTTTATCTTTGCCTTGTCAAAATTAAATTAATTAAAAAAAATAAACAAAGTGTCTTTACAACAATTATTTCAAGAAGCTCTAAACAGATTTCAAAACGGATATTCTGAAAGTAGATTAGTAGATTATGTATATCAAAATGCTAATAATGATAAACAAGCAACAAAAATACTAAATAAAATATTAAGTAAATAAAACAACAAAGGTAGGTATTAAGTTATCTGCCTTTTTTTTATAGCATAAAATCCTTTGCGACTAATATAGGTATATAAGAAATGAACTACAAAATCGTAAACAATAACACAGGAGCTACTTACTTCTTAAATGAAAAAGAAAAGACAAACTTTTTTATTAAAAACAAAGAACAAAATTATAATGAGATAAATCTAACTAAAGAGAGAGCTAAAAGAATAAACAAGTTGTTAGATGTAGTTGCTCAATTAGCAATAGTAGGGGCTTCAATCTTAGCTACATTACTTTACATTCAAAACTATTAAGATGACTAGACTAGACGCAGAATACTTAGAATACAATACATTGAACTTAATTTGTCAAGACTTCTTTTATAAGGGAGACGGCTACACAAATGAAGCCACTTGGGATTACAACCTATTCATTTTGAATAATGATGTAAAAGGGAACGAAAGATCTATAAGGATTTATGGAACTAAGGAACAGATAGATTTAGCATCAGTTGAATACAGTAAGAAGAATGGACTTATGCTTGATGAATGTTACAACTATAAAGTTGAGCCTAAAGGTTCATATTGGAATAACATCTTGAATATAACAGATGAAGACAATCAGAAGATAATAGATAAACTAGAACACTACAACAAGCTTTATAACCAAAAGGGTAGAAAAGCATTAATATTAAGAACAAGATAATGAAAACAGAAGCATTAAAAGAAAAGTACATTAAGTACAATCTAACCAAAGATGACGTGTTCAAACACCAACACTACATCATCTTGACAAGAAGCGGTATTGATAAGATACAGGCTTTAGAAAACATCAACATAGATTATGATGTTATTAAATGTGAAAAAGATTTTTGCGTAGTAAAAGCCAATGCAAGAAAAGAAGGGAAGGCAATCCAAACTTTTGGTTCAGCTTTAAAAGGAGCAGGATTTAAAGATGGAAATACTAACACTTGGTACACTATGGAAATGGCTGAGAAACGAGCTATGTCAAGAGCTGTACTGAAGCTTACAGGGTTCTATGAACTTGGAGTATTTGGAGAAGATGAAGCAGAAGATTTTAAAAAGAGTAATAATTAAATAAATAAATAAAAATGGAAGTAACAGGAAAACTAGTAAAGAAACTTGAATTAGAAACAGGAACATCTAAAGCAGGTAAAGAATGGCAAAAGCAATCAATAGTAATTGATACAGGTGGAGAGTTTAATAATGAAGTATGTGTAAGTGCCTTTGGTGATAAATTACAACAAATGAACAAGCTAGAAATAGGAATGGAAGTATCAGTTCTTTGTAATGTTTATTCAAGGGAATATAACGGCAGATATTTTCACAATATAGACGGCTACTTTTTTACTAATCAGAGTAATAAATCTTCAGACAAAATACAGAATGGAGAAGAAGATATGCCTTTTTAAGATGAATACAGAAGATAACTTTAAAAACCTTTGCAACCTCACTACAAGTTTAGTGGGGTTGCCTAAAGGCTCTCTAGCTTTAAAAACTAGAAAGACGGAATATCAAGTACCTAGAATGGTAGCAGCTATGATTTCAAGACTAGAAGATGAAACCCACAGGGATATAATTGCTAAGGTATTGGATAGGAATAGAACAAGCGTGAACCATTATGAAAGATGCCACTCAGCTAACTATGCTTCTTTTCCTTTATATCGTAATACATTCAACAAAGTGTACAATGCTTATACTGAAATAAAAGACGCTAAATTAACTTTCATTGACTTGTATAATTTACAGGAACACTTAAGAAAAAATGACATACACGACAGCAGAACACACCAAACTACTATACGTATAACTTCAGGTAAATTTGGAACTGACATAAAAGTTTCTTACAAAGACTTCAACGATCAATTAGAATTATGTAAGTTAGCACTTCAAAATTATCAACACGAAATAGAAGTAATATGAAAGAGAAGCCTAGTTACTATGCAATAATCCCTGCTGAAGTAAGATACAGTAAAAAGCTAACACCTAACGCTAAATTACTTTATGCAGAGATTACTGCTCTTTGCAATATGAATGGTAAATGTACAGCTTCAACTGAATACTTTTGCAGACTGTATGAAGTTAGCAGAGTATCAATACAAAAGTGGTTAAAGAACTTGGAAGAAAATAATTATATTAAGAGGGTAAACATTTATTTACAGGGTAGTAAACAAATAGATACAAGGGTGATAACTTTAATTAACACCCCTTGTAAAGAAAAGTTTACAGATAATACTAATATAAATATAACTAATACTAATCTTACAGATAGTAATAAAAAGGCGTTTTTTAAAAAACCAACTGTTGAAGAAGTTCATCAATATTGTAATGAAAGGAAAAATAAAGTATGTGCAGATGCTTTTATTGATTTTTACGAAAGCAAAAATTTTATGATAGGTAAAAACAAAATGAAAGATTGGAAGGCTTGTGTAAGGACTTGGGAAATGAGAGCTAAAAATAAAAAAACTAACGCTCCAAAATCAATGAGTAAGTTAGATGCTCAAATTAATGAATGGCAAAAAGCAAAAGAATTATTATAAATTAAAAAAAAGAAATTATGATAGAAAAAATAGATAACGATATAAAAGAAATTAAAACATCACTTCAATGTATATTTTCGTGTGCTAAAGAGTTTTGTAATAAAAAGGGATTTAAGTTCACAGTAATAAATGAATGGGATGATGATTATAGGCACGTAACTGTTGAAATGAAAATACCAAGAGATTACAAGAGTATTGATGATATGTTAAATGACATTAAAAATAATTTATGAAACCATTAAAACAAGAAAACTTAAAAGATTTAACTGAAAAAGTCCTAGATTTAGTTGCAAAGACTTCAGTTGAAATAGGACACAGGTCAGACGCTCAGACCTTAGCAAGTCTAAGTAAGATATTTGCTGAGGACTTAATACAAGAAAAGCGTTTTGGAAATATGACCTTCAACCAAGTTCAGGACGCATTTAGACAGGGAGTAAGATTTGGAAAGGACGAACCCTTTTTAAATATCAGGACTTTTTACAAATGGGTGTACGCTCAAAAGAAGTTAGTAGATAATGCCTACTATGAAGTTCACACTTTAGGAAAGCCAAAAGGAAAGACCTTATGGTATCAAGAACCAATAAAACTATTAAGATGAAATTAACAGATTATGAATTAGAAGATGTAAAGTCTTGGGATTACCCTGATTTTTGCGACGCTTTTATCAGTTATGCAGAAGATGAAAATGGAAAAGAAATGACTGAAGAACAGATACAAGAATGGACAGAAAACAATGAAGAAGATTTTTATGAAATGATATTAGATTTTTTAAGATGATAGGTTGGGTATTAATAACAGCCGTTGTAATGTGGCTAATAAGAAAATTAAAATGAAGATATTAACAATCGTATGGGGATTAATAATTCTACTATGTATTTTAGAAGCTTTTTTTTGTTCTAAGTTTGAAAATGAAATTTGAAAGAAAAGCACATAGAGAAAGACAGAACAAAGCTTTAACTCAGTTCTGCAATCACTTTGGTTTAACTTACGGTTCACATCAGGAGTATGCTCACATTGACGCAGTTTTATATAATAAAGGAAAGATAACAGGATTTGCTGAAGTAAAAGGAGTTCATAAGAATATAGAGGACGGACAAGATGTTATAGTGGCTATGAGAAAAATAGTAAGAGCGCAACAGCTTCAAGTCAATAGCGGTAAACCTGTAGCGATTATATGGGCTTTTAATAATGCTATTGTATATGAAAGAATAAACAACCTAAAAGGAATATTTTATTATGGCGGTAGAGCAGTCAGAGAAGGAAGCACCTTTGACCAAGAACAAATCGTTAAAGTATTAATTAAAAACTTGATAAGAATTGAAGAAGACAGTCAGTAAATTAAAAAAAGAACTTGACAAGTGGTTTAGTCTTTACATAAGACTTAGAGATGCTAACGAATACGGAATGTGTCAATGCTTTACCTGTGGAATAGTAAGACACTACAAAGAAGGTATGCAGAACGGACACTTTCAAAGCAGGAAACATTTGTCTACAAGATTTGATGAGGAGAATTGTCAGGTGCAATGTGTTAAGTGTAATGTCTATTCTTGGGGTGAGCAGTATAAATTTTCCTTAGCTTTAGAGGGAAAGTATGGAGAAGGCAAAGCTGAAGAATTACAATACTTAGCTAGAACAACTTTAAAGATAAGTCGTGTTGAATATGAAGAAAAGATAAGTTATTACAAATCACTTGTTGAAAAGTTAAAAACAGAAAAAGGAATTGAGTAAACTTTTTTATATCTTTGGCGTATGATAGAACCGATTTACGCAAGTGAAGAACACAAGAACATAATCGAAACTTATATAACTATGTGTACTGAGTTTGCAAAAGAGGTAAGTTCAAAATCAAGATACAATAATTATTTAGATGTGCTAGATACTATCTTAGAATATCACAACAACTATGGCAAAGGAGAAAGGGAAAACAATTGGTACGATTGGATTATGATAATACCAATAAATCTATCAGTAGCTACTAATGGTTTCTTTGCAGGGCTTGAAACTAAAACTAACGCTTCAATAATAAGAGCTTATAAGGTTGTACTTAGTGAGATGGTTTTTGATGTAGTGGATAAAATTGACGCTTTAGAACAAGTAAATGACTGAGATATACGCAGAAATATCAAGCCTTAGTTCTTTCTTCAGGAATATGTGTTACGGAATAACGCAAGATGAAGAAGCTATTAATGACGCTTGTCAAGAAATGTTCTTGTATTTCCTACAGATGAACCCTGAAACATTAAAAAACATTTATGAAAAAGATGGTATCAAAGGAATAAAGGGTTACGGTGCAGTAGTATTGAGAAGAAGTTTAACAAGTGTAAGAAGTCCTTTTTATTATAAGTATAAGAAGTACTACACTAATTTAGTAGGAGTGTATATGGTAAGCTCTAGTCAGAACGCTTTTCATAATAGTATCTTTAACTTACCTGAAGAAATAGAAGACAATTACAAATGGACTAAGCTAGAAGAAATTGACAAAGTATTAGATAAGCAAACTTGGTATGATAAAAAGATATTCGAGTTATATTACTCAGGAGAGACACTAGACAGTCTAGCAAAGAAAACAGGAATAAGCAGAAATAGTTTATTTACCACAATAGATAAAGTAAGAGAGATACTTAAAAAAGAATTGAATGAATAAGTTCTTTGTACCTAACGAAGTCTATGAAGATAGAATAGCTATTTGTAAGGGGTGTGTTTACTATAAATCTTTATTAGGAAATTGCTCCATTTGTAAATGCTTTATGAAAGTGAAAGCACGAATAGCACCTATGGCTTGTCCTCAAAAGTATTGGGATAAAACAACAGAAGTAGAAACTCCTGAAACTTTACCACAGGAAATAGTAGATGAAATTTTAGATATGTGGAAGGACTTAAAAACAGGTAGAGCAAAAGACCAAGCAGCTAAAAAGAGAATGATTGAAACATATAATACAATATACAATACTAACTACAATGTAAGGACTAATTGCGGCTCTTGTATATCAACTTGCTTTGACGGAATAAAAAAACTATATAAAGAATATGCTAAGGGATAAACTTAAATATGAATTTAAAGTAATAAAGATATGGATATAATAGTAGATACTTGGGTGTGTGATAGTTGTGGTGCTATACACACTTCTGATAGTAGTAAAACTCACAACTTAACTATGTGTGACTGTGGTGAAAGTGGATATGACTTAGAGGAATTATACTCAAGAACACTTGGAGATATGAGCGTGGTAAGAAGAGTTATATATGATAAGGACAAGATACATATAAAAAAGGTAATACATTATTGTGGGTCTTGCAGTCAAGCACTACCTAATCATAAATTAACTTGCGCATATAACGAGCATTCACCTAAGAAGTATTTCTTAAACTTAGGGTTAGATAATGTTAAGTGGTATAATAAGTTATGGAGTTGGGTTATCAGTAAACTAAAACAATAGATAATAACAGAGTAAAGACCTTCTCACTAATATAGGCATTATAAAGATGGAATTAACATTAAGACAACAAACAAAA